CCAAGAATCAGTCATCTCAGTGGTTTGTGGATTACCGAGTTACCCACGACCTTAACCGAGTTCTCGTGTCACCTCTGGTCAACCGTGCCAGGATTCATGAGTGGTGTGGTAGGTCAGAGATTTCCAGGGAACTTAGGTCAGCCACTGATGCTGCTTCTCGAATCATGATGAACCTTCAGTCGGCTGCTGAGTTGATGGCCATTCCACAGCGAATCCTATTTGGTGTTCGTGAGGAAGACTTCCCGGTTGATGTCGATTCCCCTGGTGCGGCTATGGAAGCCTATATGGCACGCATCATGGCATTCGAGAATGAAGGCGGTAAGGCAACACAGTTCAGCTCGGCAGACCTCAGGAACTATGTAGATGCCCTCCAGGAACTTGCGAAGCAGGTTGCCTCATACACAGGGCTTCCACCCCAGTATCTATCGTTCTCCTCCGACAATCCCGCGTCAGCAGAGGCAATCAAGTCCTCTGAGTCCAGGTTGGTCAAGAAGGTTGAACGTAAGTCCAGGCTGTTTGGGCAGTCCTGGGAAGAGGCGATGAGGCTAGGAATGCTGGTAATCGACGGCTCTATTCCTCGTGACGCTTATAAGCTTGAAACCGTATGGCGTGATCCTTCTACTCCTACGTTTGCTGCTAAGTCTGATGGTATCACCAAGCTTCATCAGCAGGGCATCATTCCTACTGAGCAGGCGCGTATCGATCTTGGGTACTCGGATGTTCAGCGTAAGGAAATGGAGAAGATGGACAAGTCTGACCCTGTGTCTCAGTTGAACCAGCTCCTGTTTACTCAGGACACCACTCAGCAGGGACTAGACAACCAGGCAAATGCAGCTAGCCGAGTACAGCAGCGCCCAGCGTAGTATCACGTCAAGGGCCGTACAGTTAATTCTCAATCTTCTGTTTCCCTATCGTGGTCTCCCCCTTACACAGACATCCTGGCGATTCATTGTGAGGGGGATGTTCCCTATCATCGATACCGCCAGGCGCGAATCGGCAATCCTGATGCGTCAGTACTATGACTCACAGCGATTGATTCATGTTGGGGATGATGACTACGAGATTGATTTGCCTTCCTATGAGATCGCATGGCTTGAAGAGTCTATGCAGCCCATCTTCAGGGAAGCACGCATTGTCGAACTCGATGATGGCAAGTTGGTGGAGACTGCCTTCAGGGCAGCCAAGGAAGTAGAGAATGGTGGCCGAAGGACTGCACTCAATGCGGTAAAGGGGGAAACCCGTCGTGTTGGGTTTGCACGAGTGGCCACGGGTCGTGAGACCTGTGCATTCTGTCTGATGCTTGTGTCAAGGGGTCCTGTGTTCAAGTCGGAACTCCAGGCTGGTGCCAAAAAGGAAGGCGCAGCCGAGATTCTGGCTGATCGCAACGACGTGTCTGACGCTGAGCTAGACGAACTTATGACCAGATGGCACCCAGGCTGTGACTGCAAGGTGGTCGCAGTATTCGATGAGAATGACTGGGAAGGCCGAGAAGATTACCTCCGCATGGAACAAATCTGGAAGGACTATACCAAGGGTTTTTCTGGTGCGAGGTTTACCAAGAACGACAAGCTTAACGCATTCCGGCGTGCAATTGAACGTGGGGAAATCAACCCTGCTGAGTTTGCAGCAGCCGCATAACTACCAGTCCAGGTGGCTGGTTCTTAAACAACATCCCAGGAGGATACATGTCTGACGAGAACAAGACTGAGGCTGAGGTTCAGCCAGACCCAAAGAACGACCTGAACGAGCTTCCAGAGTGGGGCCGTAAGGCTATTTCTGAGGCGAACGCGGAGGCTGCAAAGTCTCGTGTAAAGGCTAATCAGGCCGCAGAAGCGGCTAAGGCTGAGGTGACTGCATCGTTTACCGAGCAGATCAAGGCCTTGTCAGACGAAAAGTCTGCCATTGTTGCAGAACGTGATACAGCAGCCACTGACTATACCCGTCTGGTTGCTGCTCTCGAAGCCGGTGTTCCAGGTGATACGGCTGTCGAGTTTGCTGCGCTTCTCAAGGGTTCTACCAAGGAGGAGTACAAGGAGCACGCCAACAAGCTCAAGGGCATGTTTGGCACGGGCAAGGGACAGAAGGCTGTTGACCACACCGCTGGATTCAATGGCAAGTCTGAGTCTACCCCAGAAGATGCTTTCGCAGCACTTTTCAAGTCGAGGCTAACCAACAAGTAAGGAACACCAACTAATGGCTTTTCTCAATGAGCTAGAACCGAATACTACGAACGATCACCAGGGGCGTCTAGCATACGTACCTGATGACCTCCTTCCCAAGACTATTACGTCTGAGATGTTTGCCAAGGCGCAGGAGAATTCCCTTGTCCTTCGTCTGGGCCGTCGAATCCCCGTGTCGTTTGGCGAGACTGTTATCCCGGTCAACGTCAAGCGTCCTGAGGTGGGCCAGGTAGGTACTGGTACTACCAACGCACAGCGTGAAGGTGGCACTAAGCCACTGAGTGGTGTGGCGTGGGACAGCAAGGTTATGCAGCCGATCAAGCTTGCGACCATTGTTACTGTGTCTGAGGAGTTTGCCCGCACCAACCCGCAGGGCTTCTACTCTCAGCTTCAGTCTGACCTTGGTTTCGCTATTGGTCGTGGTATTGACCTCGCCGTATTCCACGGTAAGCAGCCTCTCACCGGTGGCGCTCTTCAGGGTATTTCTGCGGACAATGTTCTGAACAACACCACCAAGATTGTCAACACTGACACTGTTACTACCAACAACCTCTATGACGAGCTTATCGCGGCTTACTCCCTGGTAACTGCGGATGACTTTGACTTTGATGGTTGGGCTGTAGACACTCGTTTCCGTCCTCGCCTGATCCAGGAGGGTGCGGAGCGTGACGTCAACGGTAACCTTGTCAACCCGCTTGGACTATCACTGAACGGCACCGTGGGTAACATCCTCGGCTTCCAGGCTCAGTATGGCAAGGCGGTACGAGGTGACCTTGGTGCGGCTACTGCGACCACCACTCAGATGATTGGTGGAGAATTCCAGCAGCTTGCGTGGGGCTTTGCGGACAACATTCGCTACAAGATCTCTGACCAGGTCACGCTGACTGATGGCACCAACACCATCTCAATGTGGCAGACTAACCAGGTTGCGCTGCTTGTTGAGTGCACCTTCGGTTGGGTGGTCAACGACCTTGACGCGTTTGCCAAGGTAATCAACCCATCTGGTAGCTAATCTGTAGGGCAGGTTCCACCATTAACGTGGATTAAATTAGGACATGGGTACTCAGCCTGCCCTTACTTACACTTTACCCCCTATTATGTGGGGTATTCTGCTAGGGGCCGCCGTGAAGATTGCAGTGTTTCCACACTTCTACATTCCGTACCGCAATGCCGGTTCTGAAACCATGCTGCACGCTATGTGTAAGCGACTTATTGAGGCAGGGCATGAGGTTGTTGTGTGGGCAACCGTCCTTCCCGAAGCACCTCCGTATTACGAATACGAGGGTGTTCCAGTATACGTGACCAATGTGGTGTACGGGAAGCAGATGATTGAGGCATGGAAGCCAGACGTCATCATCTCCCACCATGATAATACCCAGAGAGCCGCAAGGATTTCGCAGAAGTTGGGTATCCCGTTCATCTTCATCATGCACAACGACTTTGTTCCCAACCAGGACCTGTTGACGCTGAAGCCAGGACTGACTGTGTTCAACACTGAGTGGATCAGGTCTAAGTTCGATCATGTCGTCAACAAGTCAATGGTACTTCATCCCCCTGTGTGGGCACATGAACATGCTACTACGCCTGGCGATATGATCACCTTGGTTAACCTGAACGAGAACAAGGGTTGCAGAGTGTTCTACGAAATGGCCCGCCGATTCCCAGAGAAGAAGTTCCTGGGTGTTGTTGGAGGCCATGGAGATCAGATCATCATTGAGGACATTCCCAACGTAACTATCCAGCCCCAAACTGACAACATGAAGGATGATGTGTGGTCGAGAACCAGCATTCTCCTCATGCCTAGTATCTACGAGTCGTATGGTATGGCAGGCGTGGAGGCACTGGCCTCAGGCATCCCGGTTCTAGCACACCCCACACCGGGGCTGAGAGAGTCACAGGGAGCCTTTGGGTTGTTTCTGGATAGGGAGGACCTGAACGGGTATGAAAACGCGCTCCTGAGGCTCTCAGACCCCCAAGAGTGGCATGCAGCATCTGTGCTTGCAAAGAAACGTTCCCAAGAGCTTGACCCAGCCCCGGAACTTGACCGTTGGGTCAAGGAAGTAGAAAGGCTGGTAAGTGGCAAAGCTGACTAATGGTCGTGTGATCATGGAAGTACGTGATGACAAGGCTGAGCACTACGCCCTGATTACGGGGTATCACATCGTTCGGGATGAACCGGAACAGGCAGAGGTTGTTGACGCACCAAAGCCCAAGCGTGGACGTCCCCCAAAGAAGGCGAGTTAAATGAAGTCTGCACCAATCAAGGGATACCGCGATCTTTCAGAAGCTGAGGTAAGCCTCATCAATGAACTGAAGGAACTTGCGGTTGTTGTAGGAAACGTGGTAGAAGAGGTGTTCGCTCGTGACGAGTCGGATAAGCGTTGGGCATCAATTGCTCGCACTGATCTACAGACTGGGTTCATGGCATTGATTCGAGCGATTGCCAAGCCAGAAACGTTCTAACCAGTAAGAGCTTTGACCATGTCATCCCCTTGAGTAAAGGAGGTGCGCACACCTTGAATAATATCAAATTGGCACATCTCCGGTGCAACATTAGAAAGGGGAACAAGATATGAGTTATGCGACCTATCAGGACGTAGAGGCTCGGTTGGGTCGTACGCTGGACTCATCCGAACAGCAGATTGTAACCACACGACTCAATGACATTGAACTGATGATCCGCCATCGAATTCCTGACCTGGATACCAAGGTGTCTACAGGAGAGATTGATCCTCAGTTGATTGTCATGATTGAGTGTGAGGCTATCCTCAGGCTCATCAGAAACCCAGAGGGCTTTACCTCAGAGACTGATGGTAACTACTCGTATCAGATCTCTACTCAGGTAGCCTCTGGAAAGCTAGACATTCTACCTTCAGAGTGGGCGCTTCTGGGTGTGCGAAATGGCGCATTCACTATCCGGCCTTCACTGGCTCCCTTGTACTCGGACTGCCCGTACCCTTGGGAGAATGTGAACCGCCCTTTTGCTGATTTCCCGGAGTGGGATAGGACAACTCACCCTGATTGGTGTGAGTACACGACGGGAGATATCAAGTGTCCTTGCTAGATGTAGGTCGAGAGACCATCACCCTCTACAATGAGGAAATTTACACCGACCCAGATGGTAACCCATCACGACGTGCAAGTACCACGCCTATCACCGTGTCTAATTGTGTGGTGCAACTAGTTGCTCAGTCGGGTACCAGCGCAAGGCGTACAGAAGACAACAACGAGGGCTTTGACTCAGAGCAGGTATACAGGCTTAGGCCTCCTAGGTCTTTTACCACCATCATCGGCATGCATGCACGAGTAATCTGGCGTGGTGTTGAATGGGCGGTGTTTGGTAAGGCACGTAGGTATAACGGATCTAACCGCACTGCACACATCGACTATGTGCTTAGGCGCAACTAATGGCCTCCAAGGTTGAGTGGTTGATGCGATCTAGGGACATGTCAAAGCACTTGTCTATGGACCCCACGGTCCAACAGACCCTCACTGCGGCTGCGTTGAGAATTCTGCAAAAGGCTGAAGCCCTTCTAGCCATGCATCGGGATACTGGTGCTCACCAAGTCGGGTATGAGCGAATCCGGAGCGAGAAGTTTGGACACATCGACCATTATGTTGTGATGACTGGTCCAGCTCCTATCTCGGTAGAGTTTGGCCATGTAGCAGAAAATGGTAGGTGGGTTCAGGGGTTGTATATCATCACCCGTGCTAGTTTCGGAGGACTCTAATGGTAACCAGAAGGATTCCACGAGTCCAGGAGATTATCCTCCCTATCCTCAAGGCTGAATTGCCAGGAGTTCAGGTGGTCTCCTGGGTTCCTGATGTAGATGACCGAGTGTTTCCTATTGTCAATGTAAGGCGTCTCGGTGGTCTTGAAGTAGACATTGACATGCTAGATCGTGCAGTGGTTGAGGTTACGTGCTTTACGGATACCAATCTTATGGATTGTGAAAACCTCTGCCTTGACGCCCGTCAGATTCTATGGAATGCATGGAAGAAGCAAACCGTAGTAGAAGACAAGGGATCTATTAGTTCATTCTTTACCACCCTAGGGCCGACCCAATTTGACAGCCCTTACGATGACACTTTTCGGGTGCAGACACTCATTCAACTGGGTTTGCGCCCAACTCGAATCTAAGGAGTTAGCCCTAAGATGGCACTCAATGACAACTCAGTAATCACCCCTGCGGTAGGTTACATCTATGTAGCACCGGTTGACACCGCGTCGCCCACTCCTGCCCAGATTGAAACGTTTGATCCTGACACTGGTATTGCCTCATGGGTGCAGCTAGGCCACACCTCACGTGATGACCTTCCTGTATTCGGTTTTGATGGCGGAGACCAGGAAACCCGAGGCTCGTGGCAGAATGCCTCCCTTAGGCGTGTAACCACTGAGGTCGCTCAGGATTTCATTACCTTCAATGCGCTTCAGCTAGACGAGAGCATTCTTTCCTACTACTACGGCGTTACCAATCCAGGCACTACGGTTGGCAAGTTCGATGTTTCCGAGGCTGCGTCAGCAGGCATCGAGACTGCTCTTCTAATCGTAATCGTGGATGGTGAAGCCACTGTTGGTTTCCACGCGTCTAAGGTATCAATTGGTCGTGAAGACTCAATTGAGCTTGCCATTGATGAGTTCGTGTCTGTGCCGCTTCGTGCTTCTATCTTGAAGTCTGGGTCACTGCCGCTGTTCTCATGGCTGTCTTACGACACTGGTGTAAACCTGACGTAATTGCTTGAGGGGGTGTAGTTCCTTGGCGGACCCTGCTACGCCCCCTCCTTTTATTTGTCTAAGGGTCCGAATGAAACTTGAAAGGGGTTCGCCATGTCCAACGCATTTACTCTGGATGATCTAAACGAAGCACTTGAGAAGAAGTACGGTCCTTTTGTCTTCCAGTCTGGCAGGCAGAAGTTCACCATGGTTCAGATCCTACGACTTCCCAAGGAGCAGCGTCAGACTGTTCGTGCGCAGCTTGAGATCCTTGAAAACGGTAAGGACGAGCTGTCCGAAGATGAGATCCTTGCCCTTCTGAAGTCTATCCTGGACTATGTAGTGCAGGACGGTAAGTCAGATGCTCTCATGGAGGTCCTGGGTCAGGATCTTGTGAAGCTGACTGTGCTGTTCGAGAAGTGGATCGAGTCGTCACACGTGGGGGAAGCCTAATCCTCGCTGGTCTAATCGACCAGGCCGGTGAGGCTATCTTCCAGGACTTTCAGGATGTATATGGACTGAATCTCGTTGAGATGTTCAGGGATGACGTACCTCCTGGTGAAATACTGTTGTTGATCCGTGGCCTAAAGGTGGGGTCAAGGTTTGTTGCGGTACTCCGTGGAAGCCCTGAGTTTGCCGACTGGAATGTAATGACGTACCAAATGGCAACGTTGATCGACGCAGTAAACTATGTGACCTATGCGGTTATTGCGGCTAATTCTAAGCGCAAGCCCAAGACACCTAAGCCGTCGTTCAGGCCTGCCAAGGCTGGACGTAAGCCAAGCAATGCATTCGCCACACAACTTGAAATGGCCAAGAAAAGAAAGGCTAGGGGAGGTTAACCCATGGCAAAGGGGCCAGGTGGCTTCTCTGTAGGCCGTGTATCCATTCAGGTAGTTCCGGACACCTCCAAGTTCCGTGAGAAGCTTCTTGCTGAACTGAAGAAGGAAATCAAGGGTCTCAAGGTAGAGATCCCGGTAGACCTTGACGCGGCCAAGGCCGTGAGTCAGCTCAAGGCACTAGACTCTATCCTGAAGAAGATCGATGGTAGGAACATCAATATTGGCGCTTCTGTCAGTGCTGACGGTGACCTTGAGAAGATTGCTAGGGATCTATCTAAGGTGGGTAAGTCGGCAAGTGATGCTTCGTCTGGCTTCTCGTCATTTGGGCGTACAGGGCTAATCGTAGTCGGGGTACTACTCCTGATTGCACCAGCTCTGGCCCTCATTGCTACTCTCCTTGCAGGGTTGCCTTCATTGGTGTTTGCCTTCGGGTTTGCGGCTCTTGCTGTAGGCTTGGGCATTGATGGTATCAAGAAGGCAGCCGCAGGATTTGCTCCTACCATCGAACGTTTGAAGAAGAGTCTTTCAGCCACGTTTGCCAAGCAGCTTACGCAGCCTTTCATTGAGCTGAACAAGATTGCTCCTGTGCTAGATCGTGGTCTCAATGCCATTGCAGTATCATTGAGCGGTATTGTCCAGGACTTTGTCAAGTTCGTGACCTCAGGTCAGGGGCTAGCCCAGCTTAACGAGATCCTCCAGAATACTGCCAGGTTTTTCAACCTGCTGCGCCCAGCCATTGATGATGGTTTGAGGTCATTGTTCTTCCTTGCTTCTGAGGCATCGCAGGAGTTTGATGTACTTGCGGCTACTCTACGCAGGTTCTCAGCAAGCTTCTTGGAGATGGTGAAGAGGGTTAGTGGAGACGGCACCCTTGGGTCTGCTCTGCGAAGCCTAAACATTGTGCTTGACAGTCTTCTAGACGCATTCGTGCAGTTCTTTGAGGCTGGACTTAAGGCAATGACTATCCTGGGTGGTCCGTTGACCATCCTGTTTGATGGGTTCACCAAGGCTGTAGTAGCCCTGATGCCTATCATGACTGCTATCAGTAAGTTGGTGGCTGAGGTATTCGGTGAGGCGTTCAAGCAGCTCGCACCTATTGTCAGGGAACTTACTCCTTTTATTGAAACTCTGGGTAAGCTTCTCAGCACCATCCTTGTAGGAGCGCTCAGGGCAATTGGCCCACTACTGACCACAGTGGCTAGCATCCTGAACACCGTTCTGCTCAAGGCACTGACGGCTATTGCACCACTGATCGATCCGTTCATCAAGTTTATTGGTGACCTGGCATTGATTATCGGTGACTTCCTAGTGGCTGCGTTCCAGGCTTTGACTCCGTTCCTGAACCTGTTCGTAAAGTTCATTCAGGATCTGCTCATTGCTATCACGCCACTGCTGCCTGTGCTGATCCAGTTTGCTACCGAGGTTCTCAGGACCATTGCTGATGTACTCGCCGAAATGGGTCCCGATCTGGTACAGCTAGGGCAGGAACTATTCCCAAGGCTGCTTACTGCGGTCAAGGATCTAGTTCCTGTCGCGATTAGCTTCCTCAAGGCGTTCATGGACATTCTACCTGCGCTGACGCAGCTAGCAATCTTGATCCTTGAGGTTGTGGTGCCAGCCATGTCAGCCTTGTTCCAGACCATCAGTGAGATCTGGCCTTCCATTAAGCAGATCATCACGGGGGTTATGACTGCCATCCAGGGTGTCATCAATGTCATCATGGGTATCATCATGGGAGACTGGGAGCGTGTCTGGGAAGGCATCAAGCAGATTCTCAGTGGAGCTTGGACTGCCATTAAGGGCAGCGTAAAGGCTGGCTTGATTGCACTTGTTGAAAGCTTCATTAGTCTACCTGCACGAATCCTTAACGCACTTATCGGCCTGCCAAATAGTTTGTTCACTTCTGGTAAGAACATGATTCAGTCGTTCATCAGGGGTATCACGTCACAGGCAGGCGCAGCCGTTGATGCAGCACTGAGTATTGTGAACCGAGTACGTGGACTATTCCCGTTCTCGCCTGCCAAGTACGGACCTTTCTCAGGGTCTGGGTACACCACGTATTCAGGTCGACACCTGATGGAGGACTGGGCTAAGGGTATCGAGAAGGGTACTCCGGCTGCTGTATCAGCAGTACAACAGGCTATGGCAGAAACCCAGAACGGGTTGGACATCTCTGCGGCTGTAACTTCAGAGGGGTTTGGCGACATGTATGCCCAGATCACGTCTGCCTTGTCCGGATGGGAAGTTGTTATCGATGCAAACGGCATCACTAAGCTAGTAAATAAGACCAATCAGAGGAACACACGGAGGTAATCAATGGCTACGACCTGGTACTTGGGTCCACCTGGTGACCTCCGTGCCCTCGTATGTCCTGAGCGTAACATCGACGTCACTGAACTAAGGTTTGGCGGGGTACATCAGAGTCTTGGTGGGGCTCGTACGATGGATGTGACAGGCATCAAGAAGCAGTATCAGTTTAGCTGGAACTACCTTGATCAGGCAGAGTACGAGTGGCTTCGAGCTCTTCACACAAGGCTGATTGTAGGGCCACATAGGCTGATTGACCCCCTGATGAAGAATAGGCTGTCTCTGGGCACCTCAGATGGCAACCTGGCCCCCCACAAGTACTCCTTTTACACCGCATCGGCTGGACTGCTCTCAAACCAGCTGGACTACCCTGCTGGGCTTATTGGCCGTAGGTGTGTGAGGTGGTCTGACCGTAGTGCGTCAAGCACATTGAGGCTAGATGTGGACAAGGGTACTGACGTATTCCCGCTTGAAACCATCACACACAGCGTGTACCTCAAGGGTGCATCGTCTGCTTCGGTGGACGTTTTCATTGCGTGGTACGACAGGGACTTTGTGTTCATCAGCAACTCTTCTGCTACTACTCATTCGGTGACGACTTCGTGGGATAGGTATTCTGGCATCAAGACGGCGCCTGCCAACGCCGTGCTGGGAATCATGACCCTACAAGCCACTGCCACTACTACAGTCAACATTGCAGCACCACAGTTCGAAACTGGAGACTCGGTTACTGTATGGGAGCAGGGTGGGGCAAACCCACTAGTTCTCATTGATCAGCTAGCCACGGTCAGTCCAAGGTACCCCGTATCAAACGTCACTATGACGCTACTAGAAGCATAAGGAGAAACGATGCAGGATCAGTTTGAGCCGCTAGGCGAGTCGGCAGTTTCCAGCGGTGAACGGTCCTTCATCGTTTCCCTGAAGGTTGACTGGAACCGTGATGGGCTGTTCGACCACGAATTGTCAGACATGTCCAGGTTTGTTCATTCAGTAAGCACTGATAGGTCTCTCCAGTCATCGACTGCGGCTGAGCTGGATGTGGTGCTGTCAGGCGAGGACGATGAAGGTAGGTCTCTGGCCTTTATCTTCAGCCCTTACAACATCAATTCCCCCTTCCTCAATGAAGATCTCATTGGTTGTGAGGTAGTCTACGAACTCGGCATCGACACCCCGCTGGGGGTTCTCATGTACCCTCAGTTTGTGGGAAACGTACGTAGGATCTCCCCCGACCGAGGCACCAACTCAGTAGAGATCACTGCCCTTGACCGTGTAGAAGCGCTCCGTAAGCCCATCATTCTCCCACCTTGGGCTGTCTCTGAGCAGCACGTAAACATTGGAAGGCTTCAGTCTCAGCTATTCAAGTCAAGCTTCCTGATTGATCACGCTCTTCGACAGTGTGATACGTCAACGTCACCCTGGAGGCCTATCACCAGGGATGAATCTGGTGGTGACGTTGACGCAGGTTGTCAGGTATTCATCACAGGGAATGGTGGAATGTCCCCCTGCATTGGGTGGAATGACAACCCTACCATTCAGGAGTACCCAAACTCTGAGAGTGGAGTTCTAGCCTACGAGGCTATTGGTGAGACCCATCCGTTTGCACCAGACCCAACTGTGAAGCCTGATGTGTTTGCTGCCATGGGTGGGTTCTCAGATCAGGACCTATTGCTGTATTGGGTCCGTGACCGCGAGGCAATCAACAGTTTGGCGTCCCACACACTTGGGTTCACTCTCATTCAGGGTGGTACCCAGTGGGGCAATTGGTGGGCTGATGGTGTGGCTTCTCGAATTCTCCTGTGTAAGACCAACGACTTCATTCAGATGGATATTTGGATTGAGGACGGCATTGCATGGACTGAGTGGCACAGGCAGGGGTCTTCACCCCTGTCTTTGTACGGGCCAGAGGTTACCATTCCCCCTGGGGATCTGTGCCAGATTCACGTAGCATGGGACGCATTTCGTTTCAGTGGTCCAGAAGTCTATATTGCGGCAGGGGCTAACAACTCAGGTGTAGTAGACCTGGGTGACCCCATCAGCTTTGTGGGTGGTCGAGACCCAGGAGCAGGCCACGTTTGGGTAGAACGTCAGTCAGCTATGCAGGACATCTACTTCAACTCTACGAACTTCACGGGTATTGGCAGTGGTGTTAACTTCAAGCCCAGGGCTGCCAAGTACGCAGCATCTGTCGACCAGGGTCTTAATCGGATCTCGTTTACCCCTGACATGGGCAAGCCTCAGGCTTGGAACTTCATCAAGGAAGTAGCAGACACCGAACGTGGTGCAGTGTTCTGGGATGAAGAGGGCAGGTTTAGGTTCTGGAACTTCGACCGAATCCAGACCTTGAAGAACACCATTGTTCGTCAAATCACCATCGATGACTTGAGCCAGCTCACTCTAG